AAATATGTGCGCGGTGCAAAGAACCCAAAGAAGCGTGAGGCAGAAATCAAGCGTACTGCCAAGCTGTATAGGCAGGGCAAGCTAACCCCAGCTATGATGGATCGTATTAGCAAGCAGAGGAGCAAGGGATAATGTCTAAGTTTGCAAGTGTCTCAGGTGCTTCACGATACTCTAAAACAACTCTTAACAAGGTCTACAAACGTGGACTAGGTGCATACTACTCATCAGGCTCTAGGCCAAAGACATCTGCTCATGCTTGGGCTATGGGCAGGGTTAAGTCTTTTGTGTCTGGCAAGGGTGGCGCAAGGAAAGCTGATTCGGATTTGCTACGCGGTGGTAGCAAGAAGAAAAAGAAGACAACCACAAAGAAGAAGAAATGAACAAAGATAAGCTACGCGAAGAGATAGCCGAAGACGAGGGCTGCAAGTACGAGGTGTATTTAGATCACCTTGGTTTGCCGACATGCGGTATCGGTCATCTGATCACTGAGTCTGACGAAGAGCATGAAAAGTCTGTTGGCACTGTCGTTGAGCAAGAGCGTGTCAAGCAGTTGTTTGCTCTTGATATGGCTGTGACTCTTGAAGAGTGCCGTGTGTTGTATGATGACTTTGATGATCTGCCAGAAGAGTGCCAGCACATCATAGCTAACATGATGTTCAACATGGGCAGACCCCGGCTATCCAAGTTCAAAGGTATGAAGGCTGGGGTAGATGCTAGAGACTGGAACAAAGCAGCAGATGAAATGGTAGACTCGCGGTGGTATACTCAAGTTACCAACCGGGCTAGACGTTTGGTAGATCGTATGAGAGCATTGGCAGATGGCTAAGACACCAGCATGGCAGCGCAAGGCTGGCAAGAACCCCAAGGGTGGCTTGAACGCTAAAGGTCGCGCATCATACAAGGGCGGCAAACTAAAGGCACCTGTAAAGAAGGGTGACAACCCCAGAAGGGCTAGTTTCCTAGCTCGTATGGGCAACATGAGGGGGCCAGAGAGAAAGAATGGCAAGCCGACACGGTTGTTATTATCACTCCGGGCATGGGGTGCAAGCAGCAAGGCTGATGCAAAGTCGAAGGCAGCAGCAATCTCCAAGCGTAACAAAAGTAGGAAAGGAAAGAAGTGATGCCGGGTATGAAAAAAAAGGGTATGAAGAAGAACGGCAACGGTATGCTGACAGCAAAGCAAAAGACTCTACCGCCAGCACTGCAAAAGAGAATCATGGCTTCTAAGAAGAGGAAGAAATAATGTACGGTAAAAAATCAGGTGGCGGCATGAAGTCTGCCAAGATGAAGAAGCAAGCAGCGACAGCTATATCTATGAAGAAAGCTGGCAAGAAGCCTAAGAAGAAGCGTTAGGTCACTAACTCTCTACCGCTTGCAATATACTGAGCAAGGCACTCTATGACATGTGCCTCTGTGGTGTAAGCACTGGCATCTGTCAGTGACACTATGTGCTTGGGTTTCATAGGCTCAAAGCCATGATGCTCTAGTATTCTAAACAATCCCCAGCCCGACAAGATCAACGCGGCATAGTAGTCAGGGGCTACCAGCCTCGCTTCCTTGATGTCGATATGCTCTCTGAGCGAAACAACTTTCGTTTCCATAGCACAACAACTCCCCTAATCCATTGATTACCCAATCACCACCAGACAGCGGCATTTGCTTTTCGCAACGCTCACAAGTTACCCATTGTTGCATTGCTGGCGTTTGTACGCTTGTCTGGCGGCTCTTGCGTCCCTTTTGCCTAGTTACCACCGTTTTGTGACTTGAGGATGCTGTGGGGCTTCCTGACGCCCTTCTGGGTAGTGTTGTGTTTCGATGGCCTCGGCAATCGGCTTGAACCCACCTTGTGAAATACCATCAGCAATGTTGTCTGCTGACTCCACCTCAAACACCTCATTGATTGCGATGCCAATAGATCCATCAGCCTCTGTCCAAGCTGACGCTTCATACTTGCTATCTGGTGACAGTGAGACAGGCGCAACCTGTTTCATAATAGGGTCATAGCACTGCACATTTGCGTTGCCAAAGTCCGGCGCACGATCTGATTTCTTGTCCCGGTTAGGGAACAACTTAAAACCAAACACTTTCTTTCTTTGTCTTACAGGCATATTACCACTCCACTTTTAATCTACGCGCAGCTTGCGCTAGGATTTGCTCTATTTGATTAAACACTTCTGGCGCATGTTCTCTTGCTTCTTTCATGCGTCCAGCAAAAAAGTCCGGGGATACTAAAGCATTAAAGTCAGTAGATGTCTTCATGTTTGCTGGGCTGCATTTCATATCAACCTCACGCATAAAGTCTCTGGCTTTCTGAGCATCAGGGTTAAAGCTGCTGGTTTCTTCAGCTTGCTTGTTCTCTGACATAGCCTCAGTCTTACGCCCAACCGCGTCCAATTCATTAGCAGACGCATACTCACCACCTGACAATCCAATCGAACTCAAGGCGCGTCCTACGGCTGATGTCTCACAGTTCTCTAAGGCTGACGTAGTATTGACATGGCCTTGTCCCCGGATCTCTTCCGCCATGCCAGAGCCAATCTGCACACCGTTGACATTTGTTACGATGGCTTTGATGACCACGCGATGACCGTCATCAACAAGCACGTTGGTATCTATGCCATACTCTAGGCCATGAAAGCGTCTGAAAGCTTCCATGCGGTGTACGACTTGGGTGTACTTCTTGCCGCCTCTCTGGGCTACACCATGAGACTTGTTCAACTCATTGACGAAATCCATAGTGTTTGAAAAACTATTTTCCCCCATCTTTTTGCTCCATCAAATCCGCAATCAGTTTCATAGCTGTGGTAAAGGCAACCATTTGTTCTAGCACCTTTTCCTCTAGTGCATCAATTTTCATCTGCATCATATCCATGCGCTGTTGTGTTTCTTCATCCATCCTCTTGCTCCACATAAAATTCTGTTGCCCACATGACCAACTGACCACGACCAGACTTGCCCTTACGCTTGCGGTCATCCACCTTTACCAGCCCTTTCTCTTTTAGCTGCTTGTATCTAGCAGTGACTGTGCTGTAGCCGTAATGTGGCAGTCTTGATAGTACCTCATCAGAGATGCACCCTGTCGCGCCAAACTCCTGTATGGCTTCAAGAACTATCTGTTCCATACGGTTTGCGTCTAGGCTCTCAGCCGCCGCGTGACTTGTTGATGGGTCTTCATTACGCACCAGCTTGTAAACTGGTGTCGGTATTGAAAACAAATCATCCATGTCATCAAGATCTCTTGCTGTAATCATTTCCAAAACTCCCTTGCTAGTTTGAGTATGTGTGGCCCATGTTTCCTTGCGATCTCCGTGAAGTCGGGGGCAACAAGGCCAGCTAGTGTGTGCCAGTTTCCATTGGCGGCACGAATTAGATTTTGTGTGGTAATCCAACTGCGTTTCAAATCCTGATATACATTCTCAAGATGATCCTCGCGTAGTAGTGAACAGTTATCTTCATCCCAAATATGATAGCCTGATGCAGTGACTTGCAACAGTGATGGCTTTTGCCCGGTGGCTCTCCAATATCCAGCCATTTGAAATATGTTGTATTCGTTTGGCTGCATGTCTGGCTTGGGTATGCGCCATGTCCGGGTGCCATCTTTCTTGACCGGATTGCGTTGCGGCATCTTGCATTTAAGATCGCACAGTACGTCACCACCGTAGTAGTCGCGGAACATCATTATCTTTACGTCCAACTCTGGCACTGTAAACCATGTCTGATGTTCGCCGTTGATAGTATTGAGGCCATGACGCCGTTGCCACTCTCTCAAGCCTTCAACAGCATGACCTAGCATGTCTGGCAAGAACTCGCGGTAAGCCTCATGCTCTTCTTTGTCTTTACCATCATCCCAATCACGCGGCTGATAGGCATCATAGTCTGCCATCATGTGCCGGGTGGCTTCAGCGATAGGCATACCATCTTGCTTGCCTTTATCTGGGTCATAGTTTTCAAGACCCTCAACGCGGTTTAGACCACCTTCTACTATGCGGCCTGTAAGCATTGCTGCGTTTGTGGGGAACTGCATGTTGTGGTTGTGACGCAACCAAAGCTTGAATAACATTTCGTACTTTGCTGACGTTGCGCCACTTGCACTATCGTGGGTGTACCAATCCATTAGATGCTCACCCCATTAAACCTTGCCCAAGCTTCTTTGCTTTGCGCTGCATCTATGCCAATCACTTTGAGCGTGGCTCTTGCAGATGCAACAATACCGCCGCAACCATTTGCATAATAATCGCCGCCAATATCTTCAGCATAATGCGTTGCGCGGCTTCGCAACTCAAGTAACTCCGGCGTCTCTTCAGCACTGATGATGTAATGGGTTTTAGTTTCTTTTAAAATTTCTGGTGCTTCACAATCACACTCAACGTGGTCAATGTAATAGCGTTTTGGAATACGATATGTTTGCATTGCTTTCTCCTTTGCTAGTTTTTACAGCCTACCAAATATGGGATTGAGATCAGTGACTGGTTGACTGCACCCATCTTTATGACCGCCACGCTCACCGCAATACTGACAAACGCGGTTGCCGTGTTCTATTTGTGCTGGTGTTGCGTCTGTAAAACTGACATCATCATCTATGTTGTTGAAGTAGACAGCTTCATAGTGTCCATCAGCAAACTGTATCAGCCCATCAAAATGCCATTCTCTTTGCATTGCTTTCTCCTTTGCTAGTTTTTACACTCTAACACAGCGTAAACATATTGTCAACCGATTTCTTTTGTGCCATAGTGGAAGCCAAATCGAAAAGAGGTTTGTTATGACACTAAGTGAATATTTGAAGACAAACAAGATCAGTCAGGCTCGATTCGCAAGGCGGTGTGGGATTACTCGCTCTGCCGTTTGTCACTTCATAGCTGGCAGACGCTACCCAAGCCCGGAAATTATGCGTAGGATTCTATTGGCAACAGATGGTGAGGTAAAGCCGAATGACTTTTTTGATTCGACAATGTTACAGATGCAGCGGTAAAGGTTTTCGCTACGTCACAGATTGGTTTGATCCTAGTGACGTAGTGCCGGAAGATTGTGATCTATGCAATGGCACTGGCAAGCTACCGCCAGAAACTGAGCAAGGTGATGGCAGACTATCTCGACTTGCTGCGGCTGATATGTGTTTGCGATGTGAAACTTTTTTGGATGGGAACCTGACTTGTCCGGTTTGTAAACTGGTTTATGGGGAAAGACATGACTGAACAATTCAAACTCCCTGATGGTAAGGTGCAGATAAGCTTCAGTGGCGGCAGAACATCGGGTTACATGCTGTATAAAATACTTGAAGCAAACAATGGTTTGCCAAGAAATGCAGTTGTTTCATTCCAAAACACAGGCAGAGAGATGCCCGAAACACTGGACTTTGTACGACAGGTTTCAGAGCGTTGGAATGTGCCAATAGTATGGCTTGAGTATGACATCACAGATGAAGGCAAAAACTATTTCAAAGTTGTAAATCATAACAGCGCAAGCAGAAATGGTGAGCCGTTTGACAAACTAATAAACAAATATAACAGATTGCCAAACGCTAGGTTTCGTTTCTGCACTGGCGTTTTAAAGATGCAGACAGGCCAGAAATATTTGAAATCACTGGGTTGGAAGAGTTGGAAACATGCCATTGGCATACGCGCTGATGAACCGCGCAGACTCACAAAAAAATCAGAAGGCAATATAGATTTGTTTTATCCCTTGGCAGAGGCGCAAAAAACAAAACGTAATGTCGAGGCTTTCTGGATGCTTTA